GTCTGGTGAGTAACCAAGCTGCGCGGGCAATGCTTATTTCGCTGTCATCTTCATGTGGCAATAAATGGCGGCGGATTGTGAGTAATTGCTCAAGCTGGTTGTTGCCAATGGACTCAACCAGCGCATTTATTTTTTTATGCTAATGGCAATCGACGGCGCGAACTCCTGAGTAAGCAAACCTGCAATTTGCAGTGCTGCACCAGGTGATGTGTCTAAAATGCCGCGCAGCTCTTCTTTTTGTTCAGCATCAACCGTTCGCATCACAAGGTTGTGGGCTGGTGCCACTTTGTTGTCTGGCATAATTTCGTTTAAATAACTGTTGTAATCGTCGGTAGTCATTGTGAAACCAATGGTTGATGCGGCGATTATTAATGTGATTTGCTTTTTCATGCTGCTTTGTCCTTGTTAGTGAGTAATTGTTTTAGGTTGTCGAATCCGGCTTGCATCTGGCGCTCCATGCGGTCGCCTAAATCTTTCACGTCATTTTTGGTGGCGTAGTTTTCGGCAACATGGGTTTTATGGTTGCTCAGTTCGTTACTGGTTTTATGCGCCACACTGTTTAGATAGGCGATTAACGGCACGGCGATAGTGAGTAATACCCCTACAATGCCAACGATAACCAATAACCAATTTGTTAATTCCATGCGTTACACCTCTTTGATTGCTGGGCTTTGCGCATTGCCCTTATTCAGTAGTCCCATCATCTTGTCTTTGTCGCTTGACTCTTTGGTTGAGCTCACCCAGTACGTCACCGCACCTGCTACTAAGGTGAATAAATTACCCACCAAATACACAATCAAATCTCGGTTGCCTTCAATCACTGGTCCGTAAAATAACGCCCATAACACGGCGGCAAATAACCCAAGCAGCACAAGTGTTAATGTTGCTGGCATCCAATGGTCTTTGTGTTCACTTCTGGCGTTTTGGCGATCAGCTAAATCGGCTTTGTATTCATCTAATGCAATGCGTTGTAGCTCAATGTTGGCTTGGCGAATTTGCTCACGTTCTTGTGCTGCCCACTCTTGCAGTTTTAAGGCTGCATTTGGGTCATTACGCAAAGCTGCTTGTACGGCTTCTGGGGTGTTTTCGGTACCCAATGCACCCGCAATTTGGCTGCCAATACTCACAGCCAAACCAATAGGGCCACCCAGTAACGGGGCGACTGCTCCGGCGATGGTGCCAACGGTTCCGCTAATTGATTTCCAGTCCATGTTATATTCCCGCCATGTCTAAATAGTTCGCTTCACGATTTCTCCTGCTGTGGTATCGGTCGCCAAAATCACGTAATTCGATAGCCATTTGCTGCCAGTTCTGTTGCGTAGCTGCTCGCCAAAAGTTAGGGCAGCGACGCGCTAAATTGCCGTACTGAAACGCCACTGACGCTATTACGGTTTGCTGTTGCTCTTTTAGTTGGTCAAAAGGCAATGCAGAATCTCGGTTGTATCTATGCTGCAGCTGTTCAAGCAATTGACTTTTTACACACAGGTCAATCATGTGTGCTTCATCTGCTGTGATTGATAGCGGCGCAGCATGTAAGGCTTGCACCGCCGATTGTTGAGTTAATCCACAATATTTAGCTAACTTTTGCACTAATTGCTGTGGTAACAGTTTTTGCAAATCATCAGGTGAGCGCTGGCCAATATCAAAGCCGGTGGCAATAGTGACGCCCGATTTTGAATGCATAGGATCTGGCACGTATCCGGTGCATGTTGGGCCACCTTCTAATCCAGAAATAAAGCCAAAATTCACTTTTGTTTTATTCATCATTTATGCTCACTTAACGTTTGGCACTCAACACACAACTGCACACCCGGTACGAACTGGCGGCGCTTTTCAGGTATTGCGATGTTGCATTCAATACACTGTGTTGCGCTTGGCCGACTCGGTGGCATGGTTCGCTTGGCTAAAAAGGCTTTTTCAAGGCGTTCTTGCTCAATGCCTGCTCTGTCGGCGTCATCCATTCGTTATCGACTCTCTATTAACTGCTTGGCCTACTGCGTAATGTTTTCGATTTCGTCAGGGCGTAAATATGGCACCCCATCGATATGCACAAAGTCAGGATCGGTTACATCAAACGGAATTTTAAATAACGAGGCTTGACCGCCTTTTTTGTCGATATCTAAAATGTCGCTTAACTTAATGCGGCATCCAAAGGCTTCAACTTTCATTTCGTCTTTGGCTGTTTTGGCGTAAAACATGATGTCGAACGTTTTCATGCCGCGCCATGAACCGGCTGATTTGGCTGCGTTTGAGATCAGCTTAAAGGTGCTGGCGTTAACACTTAGCTCACCACTTGCTGACACATCACCATCGACATAACCATCTGGTACGCCGCTGGTTTGGCTTACGCCGCTGTTGTCGGTAATAGTTAGTGTTGCAGTGTCAACCGGCATCATGATGTCGCCCAAGTTGACGTTAAAATTCATTCCAGATAAACGCATATTGGCGATTCCTTATGTATTACTTAGATCAAGCATGATGTTGGCCGTGATGGCTTTCGGGCTGTTGTATGGGCGAACCACCATGTAAATCACCACGCTTTTGTTGGTTGGCCACACGATTTGAATATCACCGTCAATGGGTGGTGTGATTTCACCTGGGAACGGAGTTCCTAAAATAGTGGTGCTTTTGCTCATGTTGCGCAGCGGTTTCATAAAGTAGCCTTTGTTTAACTCAATACTGTTAGGTGTTGAATTAAGGGCGCGATTACCAATGCGACGAATGGCGAGAATACGCACTTCACGGCTGGCTTTATGCACTACACGAATGTTTTCAATGTATTGATAGTCACCGCCTGCAGCGTCTAATGTGGAACCGTCACCCCAATAGATCCCTTCAAAGTCTGGGTACCACTGCGGCACACTAAAACGGGCTGTGGCTAAGGTGTTTAAGGTGGCTAACGCTAATGGCTTTTCGGCACTGTCTACTGGTGCACTGCCTAATCCCATTACGCTACCTGTTGCCACGCGCATTGGGCTGTCGGCAATACTCACAGCGTAGTTACATAAGCGACCGGCTAACACTCCCACGTTGTTACCGTGTAATTGCGGCACGGGGATCACTAAGTGATTTGCAAGCCCTGCAACCAATGCGACTTGCGCAGTTTCATACTCTGACCATGTTTGGGTAGCAGCATCGATACCTGGCACGGCAACCAAACCAGACACAAAACGGCCATGTGTTGCTTGCAAGCTAGCTAAGTAATCGTGCTTGGCGCTAATTTCAACCGCTGTATTGCTGATGTCACAGAACACTACCGTTTCAAAACTTTGCACTTCGTTGGCGCGATCAATCGCTTCAAATACGTCTTCACCGTCTGCCAGCGGATAAACTGCAGCAGTCCAGTTTTGCCCCGCATTTAATTGCGCTGCAATCACTTGAGCGCGCAAGCCACTGTCGGCTAATGTGTCTTCAAGATCCGTTTGAGCGTTTACGCTAAACAGTTGGCTTTCTTCACCTACTGCCCCCGCTAGACCGATAAACAGAAAATGGCGTTCGATGGCAGCAATGTCACCTTGGCCGAGATTCAAATTGTTAACTTGTACTTTACCTAGTGCCATGGTTAGCCTCTTTTGCTGTTGATATGGTCAATGATTTTTACTAATTCACGTTGTACGTTTGGGGTCGTGTCACCCAAGAACGGACGCGCTTTAACGGGTATTGGCCAACGATTTTTATTTGGCTTATCGCGTAATTTTTTTAAAATAAACCCTGCTTTACGTTGATTCAGGTTGGCGACAATTTCGCTAATAGTTGCGCGGCGGTATCCGTTACCTTTGGCTTTTTTGGTTTTATAACCCAATGCAATTAATGCTTTCGCCTGGCTTCGGGTTGCTGGCGCATCGTAATCAATGTTTCCGTGAATACGAGCCATGCGGCTGGCGCTCATTGACTCTGTGCCACCGTCTTGTTGAAATGCACCTATTCGCCCCACTTGAGGTGACTTATGCTTAAGCTCTAAACGGTTGGCGTTTTTCACATAGGGTTCTAATGTTCTGCCCATGCGTTTTAGCATCTTGGCTTTTTTACCATCGGCACGGCCTTGCATGCTGGTGCCGTCAACAGTGGTTTGCTGACGTATGCGTTTACGGGCCAATGCTCGTTCGTGGCGACCTAATGCTTTTAATACCCGAATACGTTTATTTGCTGGCAGCGATAGCAGCAGTAACTGGTTTTTCAGGCTCAATGCTTGCTGTTTGTTTGGGGTGATAACTAAGCTCATTCGGCCCCCTTCTGCTGCACATCAACGGTTTCAGCTATGTTTAATGGCACTAATGACACACGGTAGCGTTCGCCGTTAAATAGCACTGGGCCGTTATCATCTGGTAGCAGTTCAATGTCATCCATTAACTGCACTTCAATTAATACTGTGGCGTGGTCTTTACTCACCACGTCGATATCCAGTTGTGGATCATCTAGGCCGTATTCGTCACGGGCCCAATTACTGTCAATTAAAAAGGCGGCAACCATGGCTAGTAGGTTGTAAGGATTAACGCGGCGGTGCGGAAAGCGTTCGAGAGCAATCACGGCGTTGTGTTTCCACTTCGCGATTTGATAGCCTTCGCTGCCTTTATCTTCACCGTTGAGTATTAAGGTGCCATTTTCTTGCCATGCATCGAGATCGTTAGCTTTAACAATTGGCGATAAGCTTGTTAGTAAAAATTCGGCCAATAGCTGCAATTGGGTCTTGGTTTGAGTACTCATAATGAATGCACTCCGGCGCGGCCAAGGCCAAGCAACAAACGTACTGAGCGGTTTGATTGCGCTAATATGGCGTCTTGCTGTGCTTCGTCGCTGGCTTTGTTGTTGCCTGCTTCTTTTTGGTCAACAGCAGAAAAATAGCCCAGCAAATCGGCATGAGAACGGGCATAAACAGCCCCGCGGTAAATGCTAATTTGCTGCTCACTGAAATAAGGAGCTAGGCTAGCGCCTAAGGCAAAAGGGGCTTCCGTTCCCTGTGCTGTCATGATGAAACTAAGCAATTGCTGCTGTATTTCTGCCACGCTACGATTGAGCGAATCAGCTAATACTGATTCTTCAAAATATTCAGGGATGCGACGATGTTGGCGAAATTCACCCGTTGACAATGCAGGCCAGCCGCTATCTGTGTCGATAGCAATGCTTTGTTGTTGTCCGGCTTCAAATCCAAATGTCATACATCACCTGTGTTAATTGGGTTCAGTTCGGTTAGCGTCACAGTGGTTATTAACAGTCACCTGTTAAACACTCAGCTAGCGAACTGGAGGGTTGGGAGTTGGTCCCTTACGTCATTGGCCTTGTTCTTGTGAGCCACTTTCTTGTGACCCATAAGCCTCTAACGCACGTATTCGCATATCAATTTTGTTTCTTACTGTTTTCACCTGGGCATGCTTGTGCAAACTGGCCGCTTTTTCGAGTAACGCATCTGCTTGTTGCAAGCGGCTAATGTCGCCAACCTGTGTCGGTTTAATGTCGCCGTTAGATATGCGTAGTAATGCCAGCCCCGCGAATTTGTAAAACTTAGCGGTAACCGGTTCTGGCAGTTTCCAATCGTTAACCACGCGCTTAAACACCATGCTGAAATACGGTTCAATACTGTTGCCGTTTTCTGCTTGCACTTCTGCCCAATCGAATATGGTGTCGGAAATAAATCGCGGCCATGTGCGGCGAATGGTTTGCGGCATAGGTTGCCCCAGTTCGATAGCGCGAAACGCCAGTTCAATAGCTCGGCCAAGGTCGCCAACATCAAACAGCCAGATAGTGCAATAAGCAAAAATAGGATGGTCATCAACTTTGTCCTTTTTGTTAGCATCAATCTTGGTTAAATAATCGGTGGTAATGGGTAGCCACTTTGGCAACAACACATCACGTTTATGGCTTACCTTGTCGCTGCGTCTTGCAAAGGCTTTTAGCCTTTTTAAATCTGTTTCAAGTTCGATCAGCTGTAAGTGCAGGCTTGGGGCATATTTACCGCTACCTGTTTGGCTTACTTTTTCGAGTTGTTTTTGGGCGCGGCGGTTTTCTTTGAATGCGAGGATTCTGGCGCCGCCGACGGCTTTTTTAGCTCTGCGGTCGCTTCTTTAATGTCGTTCGCTGAATTGGCAATACTGTCAGCGCTGTAAGCTAAATCATTGGCACTGTCGTCAATGGCGCTGGCGCTTTGTTCTACTTTTTCGGCTGCATCGGTTACGGAATCGGCGGCATCGTTCACGCTGTCGGTTGACTCTGCTTGTTCTTGTTGAATGCTTTTTAGGGTTTCAACGAGATTCACACCTACTTCAGCATTGATTTTTTGCTGCTCGGTGGCTTCTGTAATCACAGTTTGGTCTTTGCCAGATGCTGGATCGACATAGTGCGGATTTGGTTCGAACATATGCACTTCATCATCAACAATGTGTAATCCTTTACCCACAAACGCTTCTGCTGCACCAATGGCTAATTCGTTCGAACAATTGAACAGTTTTCCTAATAACCAAAGCGCTTCGTTCTCTGGTGCTGGCGTTGATGCTGCATCTTGATTTGATGAATCTTGTTTAGCTTTGGCCGCTTCACGACGCTTTTTAAAATTGGCTATGGCACTCATGGCGATGTCCTGTTTGATTATTAGGTTTTGCTTGGCACTCAATGAGTGCCTAGCGTGTTAATTTACTAAGGGCGTGGACCAATGATTAGATTGGCTTCGTCGATGGCTGCATATCCTTCGAACTCTTCAATGCCATAACCTTCCATGCGCCAGTATTTGTCTTCATGGCGTTTGCGGTCTTCCACGTTTTCAGACTTACGTTGGCGAGTGCCCATTTGGGTATAAATGTGCAAGTTAGACAGCAAGGTCACGACAATGCGATTACCTGGGAAGAACGGCGGCGTATATGCACGTAAACCACCAATGTTTTTATCCATTTGCTGCGCGGCTACTTTTTCAGTTGGCTTAGTCGCTTGGTTCATCATGTGGGTTTGCGCGGT